ATGACGAGTTTATCACATCGTACCGGAACATCATAGCGCAATGCTGCGGGATGCTGAAAGATAACCGTTTCGCCTGTTTTGTCGTGGGAGATATCCGGGATAAAAAAGGGTTTTATCGGGGATTTGTTGGGGACACTATCAGCGCCTTCGAGGATGCGGGTTGCACCCTGTATAATGAGGGTATTCTGGTTAATGTGATCGGCAGCCTTCCTATAAGGATAACGAAACAATTCGAGTATCGGAAATTAGGAAAGTGCCATCAGAACGTTCTTGTCTTTTACAAAGGTGATCCGAAGAAGATAAAAGAAGAGTTTGGCACCGTCAGCATTCCGACGGAAGCATTAAGCACCGTTGGGGGTGGGATTTGATGAACATAAATCTCCCCAACATCTTGCCCGGTATCCACAGAGCGGATTACAGTCAAAGAACTGCTTGGCCTTCCTCATGGCGTAACAAACATCTCGGGATGGTTTCCCGGCTTTATGCACAGGTAAAGATTGCATATTCGACATTTCGACGGGGAGTATATAAACTCTGCGAGGTGCAAGCCGTCATATTGCAGCGGTATAAGGACACCTTCCCGGGCAAGGAGATCCGGTTAATTGCGGATAATTCGGGTGCATGAGAAGATGACCAAAAAGAAGCCCGTCGAAGAGCAAAAGAAGCGGGGTCGCAAAAAGATAGCGATTGACTACGAAAAAGCGGAGAAATTGGCATCTATAATGTGCACCCAATCGGAAATAGCATCCGTATTGGGCGTTTCGCTTACGGTGCTGGAACACGATCCCGAATTTCAGCGGATACATAAAAAAGGCATGGAGCACGGCAAGGCGTCCGTCCGTCGCATGCAGTTCCAAGCGGCTAACGGTGGGAACGCGACCATGCAGATATGGCTCGGCAAACAGTACCTCGGGCAGCGGGATAAGCAGGACACCGAGATCACCGGCAAAGACGGCGGACCGATCCCCATTGCACCGATTAATGTAGAGCAGATCCTCGGAACAGAAGCGTACCGTGAATATGAAAGGAAGGTTTTCAATGCCATTTCCGGCAAGTCCAAGGACGTTCGCGCATAAGGCAAGTTTCGGGAAATGGACCTGCCCGGCGCACCTGGAATACCTGAACGAGCGCCTGCTGGATATCGCTGCCGGGAAATGTAGCCGGCTTATGGTGTTCCTTCCTCCACGGCACGGGAAAAGCGAGTTCATCAGCAAGTATTTTGCGGCGTGGTATCTCGGAACCTTCCCGGACCGGCGTGTGATCCTCACATCCTACGAGGCGGACTTTGCCGCACAATGGGGCAGGCGGGCCCGGGAACTCATCGAGGAGCACGGCAAGCTCTCATTTACTGAGAAGATTGAGGTCATGCCGGACAGCTCCAGCGCGTCACGGTGGGATATCAAAGGGCACACCGGCGGTATGGTTACTGCGGGTGTTGGCGGTCCTATCACCGGGAAAGGCGCGGATCTTGCTATCATTGACGATCCGGTCAAGAACGCAGAGCAGGCGAGCAGTAAGACATACCGCGATAAGGCTTGGGAATGGTATCAGAGCACGCTTTACACCCGGTTAGAGCCGAACGGCGCGATCATCCTGATTATGACCCGGTGGAACCAGGGCGACCTTGCCGGGCGCATCCTTGAAGATATGCAGCAAGGCGGGGAACGGTGGGAAGTCATCAACCTCCCGGCAATCGCTGAGAGCAACGACCAGATCGGGCGCTCGGTTGGCGCTCCCCTGTGGCCCGGGCGATTCGGACTGCCGGAACTGGAGAAGATCAAGCGCACCGTTGGCTCTTACTACTGGACGGCCCTCTATCAGCAGCGCCCCACTCCGCAGGAGGGCGGGATGTTCAAGCGGCAATGGTTCGAGATCGTGCCCGATTATCCGAAAGCCTGCCGTAAGGTCCGCAGGTGGGATCTCGCCGCCTCGCAACAGAAAGGCGATTGGACCAGTGGCCTCCTGCTTGGGGAATGGCAGGGTATCTTTTACGTGATTGATCTCCAGCACGTACGCGAGAATCCCGCAGGTGTGGAGGCTCTGGTGCGGCAGACCGCTGAAGGAGATGGTATTCTGACAATGATCCGGATGGAGCAGGAGCCGGGGAGTTCTGGGGTGAATACCATCGACAATTACGCCCGCCGCATCCTCTTCGGGTACACATTCAAAGGTGTGCCCTCAACGGGACCAAAAGAAGTCAGGGCGCAACCCGTTTCAGCGGCAGCGGAGGCGGGTAACATCAAGATCGTAAAAGGTGCGTGGAATGCGGCATTTCTAGATGAAGTGACCCTGTTCCCGAACGGCGATCACGATGATATTGTCGATGTCTTATCCGGAGCGTTTACCGATCTGACATTGAGAACCGGCGGCCATATCCGGGCAACCGGGCGAACTATTGGAGCGAGAACATGAGGGCGAATGAACTGGAAGATGTTTGCGAACAGCTCGAATTCATGGCTGAAATTGGAAGGTCGATGATCAAAGGGATTCATCCAGATGCGGAGGTCCCGATACGAGCGGGAAGCGAGGGGACGGATAGGGCGTTTCTCCATCTTGCCTCTTTCATGTGGGCAGCCCGCCCGGAGGCAGACAAACGATGACACGAAAACAAGGATTTATCAGACGGGCGTTAAGCCTGCTGGAGGGCCCGGTCGATAATCTCATCACCCGGGCAAAGGCATGGAACGCACCCGCAGGGCTGGATCTCACACAGGATCCGACCCGAACTTTCAAAACAATGCGGGATCTCAGGAACATCTACCTACGAGGCGGCTATATTGCGGAGGGCGTGGACCTGTTCCCGCTCTATGCGTTCGGTGCCGGGTATGAGTTGGAGATTGACGAAGACGCAGAAGGCGCCGGGGAAAAAGCCAAGAAAGATGTCGAGGACTTCCTGAACCGGATTAATTTCTACGATGTGCAGTGGCAGCTCTCCGTGGATGCAGAGGTCGTGCGGGACGGCATCGCAGAGATCGTATACGGTAAGGGCGCTCTCGGGCAGGTGCCCGTGAATGTAGTGCCCCGTCCGGCGGAGTGCTTCGATTTCGATACCACGCTAAAAGGCGACATCACGACGTACACACAGAAGTTCGACAACCGGGGCAACAGTATCACGCATATTCCCCTGGAGCCAAAGCAGGTCCTGCATTACCAGTTCATGAGTCGCCCGGACTCCCCGTATGGTATCAGCATCGTGGAGCGGGTGATCCACGACATCCACCGGGATACAAAGGTCACGGAAGCCATCACAGCGGGGATCTGCCTGCACGGAACCCCGAAATGGCACGTCAAGGCCAACAGCACGCAGACAGACCGGGTACGACTCACTGATAAAGAGTTCTCCGATCTTGAAAAGCAGTTCGAGGGTTTCAACGCAAAGGATCAGTTCGTAACAGAGGGCGATATCATTGTCCAGGCACTCGACACAGCGGGCGTGCAGAACGTCCAGATGTATTCTGATGTTACCCTGCTCCGCGTAGTGGCAGGCATGGGCGTCCCGGGTGAATTGCTCGGGCTCCGGCAGGGCACCACAGACGCAACCGCAGTCTCTCGTGTGGGTGCGTTCCTGAAGAAGATCAAGAGCTGCCAGCGGGATATTGAGAGCCTGTGGAACCTGAACGTCATCGACAAGATCACCGGGAAACCCGGGCTCGTGAAACTGAAACTCAACGATCCCTCTCCTGAGGACTTTGTGCAAATCTCGGCAGCAATCGCACAGCTCCGCACCGGGGGCGATGAGACCGTAGCACCGTGGCAGTGGTGCCGGGAGCGATTGAAGATCCCGACCAATGAAGAGCTCGGGATCGATGACCCGGAACCCCGCCCGAAGTTTGACCCGCTTGCAATGCAGGCTCTTATGGGTAAGCAGAACCCGCAGGACCAGCAATCCGGGCAGGATCAGAACGGTGATCAAGTGGCAGCCGCTGAAAGAGAGATGGCAGCCGCCGCACACGAACTCTCGCAGATCATGAGGAAAGCAGCGGGGAGCACTCCATGAGAAAGAGCCGCAAGGGGGGGGGGAGAATTACCGAAATATGGGAGCCGTGAGCCGATAGAATGACCCCCGCACCCCATCTCACCCGGGCGATCAACCGCTTCACCCGGGCCTCCATCGGCCTCCAGAAGATCCGCGAGAAGGACGCCATCGCAAAGGCGCATCTCCTGAACGTCGAGGCGTTCTTTCAGAAGCAATATCATTCCGTGATGCTCCGGTTCATGTTCATGCAGGAGTACTTCCCGCAGGTGCCACCGGAGCCCGTCCGGCTGATGGAGGCGAAGCACCCGATTAATCAGGCGGCACTCGATCGATGGGTGAATATATGGGATAGTGTCGAGTTCGACACAACTCCTGATCTCCAGAAAGTCGTTAAAGGCATCGAGCGGGACGCACTCTTACGAGGTGCCGATCAGCTCAGGGCACAGCTCCAGTTCGACCCCGAGAAAACCTTTTCCCTGAGTAATCCCCGTGCCGTTGCGTTCTTCCGCAGGACGGGCGGCTCTGTCGATTACATCAAGGGTATCCAGCAGACGACAGCGGACAGCCTCAAAGGGGTTATCACCACGGCCCTGGATGAGGGCTGGAGCTACAACGACACCGCAAAGGAGATCAAGAAACTCTACGACGGCCCTATCAGCACGGACCGGGCCCGGCTCATCGCAACGCACGAAGCAGCGCAGGCATACGAATATGGCAACCGGGCCTTTGCGGATTCCATCAAAGATGAGGGGATCGAGATGGAGAAGATGTGGACCACCTCGCACGATTCACGAGTCAGCGACGGATGCGCAGAGAACGAAGCAGACGGCTGGATCCCCATCGACCAGCCGCACAGCAGTGGGCACCAGGAGCCCCCCCGGTTCCCCGGGTGCCGGTGCTATGAGCAGTACAGGCAGGTGAAGGCATGAGCCGGTTATTCCACGGTATCAACAGCAACAATGTGGAGAACATCAGCCCGGATTCATTCCGGTTCCATGGCCCAATGAAGGCGCTGTTCTACAAAGTGCTCCGGTTGGTGAATCCTCCCCCGAAAGAATGGCTGGACGATATCAACGGCAACATGGGCGTGCTCCGGGATATCTATCTCGAGTACCTGCAGCACGAAAAGCAGCAATGGCGGAAAGACAACCTCACCCGGATAATCCCGTTCTCTCTCTGTCTGGCAAACTATGACGAGAATTACGAGGAGGTTATGCAGTGGTTCCTGTACCGCATCATCCAGGAGCGGGACCGGTTCCACTTCACTTATGAGAACAAAACCCCGGCGTGCTGGTTCCAGGATGGCCGGGGCCGGATCGCGTTGAGCAAAGAGAACAAGCAGATCGTTGAGGAGTACCTTAACCATGGCAAAAAATCAGAATGCAGACAACAGTAAGCAGGAATCGACAGAAGAACAAAAGCAGAGCCGCCCGATGGGTGTGCAACCCCCAACCATGGAGGAGCGGGTTGAAGCACTGGAATTACGATTAAAAGAAGCCGAGAAAGCGATCAGCGAACACCACCGCCATCATTTCGGGAGGTCAATTGACCTTTAAAGAACCATTTCCTCCGGCAGCCCGCGAGTATGTCCGCCTGCATATCGACGAGAGCCGATCCGTGCTGGCCTACAAAGTGAGTACTCTGTTTGGGTACCCGTGTACAAAAGAAGGCGTTAAGGGTATAATCAGGAAGATAAAGGCGGAAACCGACAGACCCCTTTGTTCTTCTTGACCGCGTTCATAGACGCACCCTAACTTTTAGTAAGTCGTGTGATACACTTATACTTTTCCCGCTCCAATATAGGTATGCCAGAAGTGGCAGCCATTTCTATCCCGGGTACATCGTTCGATACCGAAGGCGCCGGCAAGGGCGTCCCGGCAGTGTCTTATATTCGGGCTCTTGCAGAGATGCGTGAATTACGCATACCGTTTGTCACCCCTCAACTGTACGAGCTGGAGAGCGGCGATCTTCTGATC